CAGATAAAATGCTTAACGACCCAGACAACACTTATAGAAAAGGCAAACGTGCAGATTTAATTTGTAAGTCAGGCAGTGTTGATCCAAAAAATCGTGTTAAAACTGCCTACGGTACATTTGAGTTTTATATCGACGATGTAAAAATACAAAGTCAGATAGGACAGGAACGCGGCGCAAACACCAATGCAGTTGGTAACATAACATTTAAAATCGTTGAACCGTATAGTATGGGTTTGTTTTTTCAAGCACTACAAGTTGCCGCACAAAAAAATGGACATGGTAATTGGAACGAAGCTCCGTTTTTATTGACCATTGATTTTAGAGGCAATAAAGAAACTGGGCAAATGGATAATATTCCAGGTACTAGTAGACAAATTCCTATCAAGTTTTCAACTATGTCAATGAAAGTTACCGAACAGGGTTCGGTCTACGATTGCACTACACTAGTTTATAACCAACAAGCAATAGCAGATGCTAATGCCAAGTTTCAAAGCGACATGGCTATTGCAGGCCGAACTGTTCAAGAATTATTACAAACTGGAGAAAAAAGTCTCCAGGCAATAATTAATAACAAATTAAAAGAAGTTGCTATTATAAACGGAATTAAAAAACCTGATCAAATCCTTATTTTATTTCCCAAAGCTCTCGCATCAAAATCAACAAGTTCTACCAGCTCAGACAGCGCAAGTCAAACAACTAATACTGCTACAACAACTCCTGCGGTTGCTGTAGATCAAGGAGTACTTGACAAACTTGGAGTTAGTCAGGGTCCGGATTCAAACCTTATACAAAGTACAACAACTCTTAACGGTATTGGCGCCGCCAAAATGGGATTTAGCGAAGCCCGCAAAGGTGACGCTCCTATGGGAAAAGACAATGCAGTTTATAATCCAACTACAAAAATCAACGAGCGTAGTAAGAATACAGTTAATCCAGAAGTAAGCGATTTCAAGTTTAGACAAGATACTGACATACTAAATGCTATCAGTCAAGTTATTATGGCCAGTACCTATGTTGATAAGACTTTAGATAAGTCTCAAGTAACTCCAGAAGGATACAAAGGATGGTGGAACATAGACGTTCAAACATACACCAACGGAGAAGTGAACGAAGCTACCGGTAAAAAACCAAAAATATTGGTATATAGAGTTGCAGAATATCAAGTACATGCTAGTTCAGCACCTACAGCACCAAACACAAAACCGCCAGGATACGAAGAATTAAAAAAACAAGCAGTCAAACAGTACAATTATATCTACACAGGAAAAAACGTTGATGTTTTAAAGTTTGAAATCAGTTATAATGCCAATTTTGCCAACTTGATGCCTGCAGACGGTGGCAAGAAAACGCAAGATAAAGAAAATAAAGGCAGTGACGGTGTGGAAGATAAAACTGAACCAGATATTAAATCTCTGTCAGGTGGCAAACGTCCTAGTACTAAACCAGGAACTGCGCCTACATCGGTTAGTTTTACACAAACAAAGTTTAAATCAGATAAACTTGGCGGTGGCGGAAATGAGACTGAGTCGACACGGGCGGCAAGAGCGTTTAATGACAGCATAACAAAAGGTACGGATATGACTACCTTGGATATGGAAATTATTGGAGATCCATATTTTATTGTGCAAAGCGGCACTGGTAATTTTACAGCACAACCTACACAATATTCTAATCTCAATAGCGATGGCAGTATAAATCATCAAAGCGGTGAAGTGGATATTTTAGTAAACTTTAGAACACCAGTTGACATCAATCAAAGCACTGGGTTATATGACTTTGGCAAAAATGCAAGTGCTCCGGTTGCTATGTTCAGTGGTCTGTATATGGTTAGGGTGCTAACTAGTACATTTAGTAAAAATGAATTCAAGCAAGTACTGCAACTGCAACGCAGACCATTACAAGAATTAAGCGGTCCAGGCACAACAAACGGCGTATTAAGTGTTTCTAATAAAGAGCCTGCTCCTAAGAATTCACAGACTCCGTCGGTGGCAACAACATCACCCACAGAATTACGAACTCCGGCAGAAGTACAGGCCAGCAAAGATTTAGGTGATTTCGCAGGATAATAATATGGCAGAAAATGATTTAGATTATAGTAGTGCAAATCAACCAGATCCTAAACCTGGTCCGTTTCTTGCCAAGGTAGTCAGTAACATTGATCCTACTTACATGGGCGTACTAGAAGTTGAAATACTACACCCAGTGGGAGGTTCAACTTCACAAGGACAACTACATCAAGTAAAATATATGAGTCCGTTCTTTGGACAAACTAGCGTAGTGTACAATGGCGAAAATACTGATTATAATAATACACAAAAAAGTTATGGTATGTGGGCAGTACCTCCAGACGTTGGCGCAACTGTTGTAATAATTTTTATTGACGGAGATCCTAAGAGAGGATACTGGATAGGTTGTGTACCCGATGAAAATATGGATTTTATGGTTCCAGGTCTTGCCGCCACACAGAAAGTAGTTGAAGATGTTGATAGTGATATGGCTGGAAATCTAGGAAGAGTTCCAGTTGCAGAGTATAATAAAGAAGATCCGGTAAACAGTAGTCCTGCAAATTCTACAGCATTATTAAAGCCTAGACATCCGTTTACTGATGTATTGGATGCGCAAGGTTTATTGTTAGATGACACTCGGGGCATAACAACAAGTAGCGCACGTAGAGAAAGTCCCAGCATGGTGTTTGGCATCAGCACACCGGGCCCTTTAGATAAACAAGATGGTGCTCAAACAGGTAACTACGGAAAGCCTGAACATATTGTTACAGGTGCACCTGTTAGCAGACTTGGCGGCACAACATTTGTAATGGATGATGGCGATGATAAGTTTTTAAGAAGAACCGCGCCAACAGACGGCCCACCTGATTATGCTAGTTTAGAAGAAGGCGAAACTGACGGCGATGTAACTATGCCGCATAACGAGCTTGTTAGAATTCGCACAAGAACTGGCCATCAAATATTATTTCATAATACTGAAGATTTAATTTATATTACCAATGCTAGGGGAACCACATGGATTGAATTAACTAGCGATGGTAAAATTGATATCTATGCACAGGACAGTATTAGTGTGCGTACTCAGAATGATTTAAACTTTTATGCTGACCGAGATATCAACATGGAAGCAGGACGTAATTTTAATCTTAAAGTTGCAGAGCGCCATCAAACAGAAGTAGGTATGGATAAGATTTGTATTGTTAACGGAAACGTTGCAATCAAAGTAGATGGCACCCAAGACGAAACAATATCCGGAGCACACTCGCAATCTTTTGAATCAACATGGGATGTTACTACAGGTGATCAAGCTAACATGACTATAGGTGGCGGACTTGATCTCAACACTAGCGGAGACAATAAATTAACTTCAGGCGGCAATATGGAAATTGGTGCGGCTAATACTACAATTTCCGGAGGAAATATTAATCTTAACGGACCAGCTGCCGCAACAGCCGGCTCTGCTACAGCCGCAACACCACCAGAACCTCTTCCGACTATAGATAGTCCTACAGAAGTAGAAGGGGAAACAATAACAAGCATCATGGCTCGAGTTCCTACTACTGAACCGTATCCGCATCATGAAAACTTAGACGGAACCATGTTTAAACCTGATGCTACTGATAGAGAAGCGGCTACAGCTATCGACGTTCCAACAGCCTGGAAAACCTATTCAACAACAACAGACACTTTTGCACGTAACCCACCGCCAGCAACCGATAATCAAGTTGAAGTATAATAAACTTGGAGAATAAAAATGACAATATACAGTAAAGTACTAACAACTGCTAATACCAATAACACTCAAGATACTATGGTTCAGAGATATCGTGGATTTAGTACGGTTAGTAAAAGCACTAATAATTTTGCATTATATGATTTTGAATTAATTAAACAGGATTTGTTAAATCACTTTTATGTACGTCAGGGCGAACGTTTAATGCAACCTAATTTTGGTACAATCATATGGGATTTATTATTTGAACCCTTAACACCTGAAATACAAGACCTTATTTTGCAAAATGTAAATGAGATTTTCAGCAGTGATCCCCGTGTGCAAGCTACAAACATACTTATTACACCCTACGACAGCGGTTTACAAATTGAATGTAACTTAAAATATTTTTTATATAATCTCGAAGAGACGTTGAAACTGAAGTTCGATCAAGCTAACGGAATTACACGATAAACTACGCACTTAAATAAAACCGATAAATACCGTATAGGGATAAATTATGAGCTCAACGGATCGTCAAAATAACCTGTTAGTTAGTGAAGACTGGCAGAAAATATACCAATCGTTCAAAAACGCAGATTTTCAAAGCTATGACTTTGATAATCTACGTCGAACAATGATAGAGTACATCCGCACCAATTTCCCAGAAGATTTCAACGATTATATTGAGTCAAGCGAGTACTTGGCCCTTATCGACCTCATTGCGTATGTGGGTCAAAGCATAGCTTTCCGCGTTGATTTAAATGCTCGTGAAAACTTTTTAGAGCTAGCAGAACGTCGAGACAGTGTGCTACGTCTAGCACGTATGATTAGCTATAATGCTAAACGCAATACTCCGGCTACAGGTCTTCTTAAATTCAATACTGTAAGCACTACAGAAACAGTTATTGATAGCAATGGCAGAAATCTAGCCGGACAGTATATTACATGGAACGACCCAAGCAATGCCAATTGGTATAATCAGTTTATCAGTGTAATTAATGCGGCCTTGCCACTTACTCAACAGTTTGGAAACCCTATCGATTCTGCAACTATCTACGGAGTTCCTACAGCACAGTACAGATTTAATGCTAGTAATACTAACGTTCCAATTTACGATTTTGCAAAAACAATTGCAGGACGTAGTATGAATTTTGAAATCACAAGTACTACCTTTAAGGGCAAAGACTACATTTATGAAGAAGCTCCTAAAGTAGGAAATAAGATAGCCTGTATATATAGTGATGATGGACACGGTGCATCTAGTCCACGCACTGGTTTCTTTTTTAATTTTGTACAGGGCTCGTTACAAACAGCCACATTTTCAATAACTAATCCAACTGCAAACCAGCAGATAGATATTGCTACTAGAAGTATAAATGACACTGATGTATGGCTGTATAGTCTTGACAGTAAGACTGGTTTAGAATCAGACCTGTGGTCAAAAATTCCTACACTTAGTGGAAACAATGTTATCTATAATAGTTTAAACAATTCTATTAAAAATATCTATAGTGTAGTAACCAGAGCAAACGATGCAATTAGTCTAGCATTTAGTGACGGTACATTTGGAAACTTGCCTCAAGGGAATTTTTTAGTATACTATCGAACAAGTAACGGACTAAGTTATAATATAAATCCAGGTGATATTGTTAACGTATTGTTTAACATTCCTTACACCAGTGCAAACAATCAATCAGAGACATTGTCTATCAGTTTAAGTCTTCCTACTAGCGTAATAAATTCAGCTTCTACTGAAACAAATTCTAGTATTAAAACTAATGCACCTCAAACTTACTATACACAAAACAGAATGATAACAGGCGAGGACTATAATATTAGTCCGTTGTCGGCTAACTTACAAGTAGCAAAAGTTAAATCAGTAAACAGAACTAGCAGTGGTATCAGCAGATATTTCGATTTAGTAGATCCTACAGGCAAATACAGCACTACTAATTTGTTTGGAGATGACGGAATATTGTATCAAGAAGTATATACTGCTTCTACTAATTTTTCGTTCGTCACTGATTTAGACATACAAGGTGTTATCAATAATACAGTATACGAGATTTTAAATAGTCCAGACCTAAGAAACTTTTACTATGCAAACTATTTAGATTATCTAAATGTCAGCGTTACAGCATCATGGGTTAGTGTTACAACTGATAGTAATAGTGTTTCAGGTTATATTAGTATTCCAGGACAAGGGATTCCTTATAAATTAGGAAGCTATACAGCAACAGATTTAAAATTCGTAACAGCTGGATCGTTAATTAAATTCGTTCCGCCTCCTGGAAAATATTTTAATACTTACACCAATACATTAATGACTGGAACAGCAACAGTTCCAAATTCTGCAAGTTATTTGTGGGCACAAGTTGTTAGTGTATCGGGCGACGGCACCGCTAATAATACTGGAATTTTATCCAACGGTAACGGACCAGTTGTACTAGACAAAGTAATTCCAACAGGTGCAGTGGCAGTACAAATTATGCCACAGTTTAATAGAATTATTAGCCCAACTGTTATTACTTCTATGATCGAATTAATAAAGGCAAACGAAAACTTTGGCTTACGTTATGATGCTACATTGACTTCTTGGCAAATTGTATATGCAAACAATTTAGATTTTACAAGTGCATTTAGTTTAGGAAATCAAGGAAATACAACTAGTCAAAATATAGATGCTAGCTGGATTCTATTGTTCACGTCTAATACTATTCAGTATACTATTACATCACGAAAACTTCGTTATGTTTTTGAAAGCGACAAAGAGTTAACATTCTATTTTGATACTAGTGTAAAAGTATACGATTCTACATCTAGTTCTACAATCTTAGACACAATTAAAGTGCTAAGTGTTAACACACAGCCGGATGCATTGACACCATTTACCGACGATCTTACATGGCAAATTGTGTCAGAGTATATTGGTAAAGATGGATACGTTGATCCTAAAAAGATTGTTGTAACATTTGCAGATTCTACAGGAACTGGAGTAGTGGACAACCCACAGCTATTTTCAGACATAGTAAATCCAACAACAAATATTAGCAGTAAGTTTATTGTAGAACAACGATATGTTATATCAAACGGTCAAGAAGATTACAAATATGTTTCTAATAATCCTACTACTGGCCCCGTAGTAATTTTAAATTCATCGTCAGCTGGCGCCTTTTCTTCGTATCCTGACGGTACATATTTTTATTTTATCGATACTGCAACAGTAGTCAAGTTGAACTTGACTGGCGTACTTAAACTAGTTCCTACATTGGATTACAAGGTGTATATCGGCCGAAGTGATTTAAAATTCCAATACATCCACAGCGCAGATTACGACAGTAGAATCGATCCGGGTTCTAGCAATATTGTTGACATCTATGTACTAACTAAAAATTATGATACACTGTTTAGACAGTGGTTATTGGCCGGCGGAGTAGAACCGTTGCCACCGAGTTCAGACGAATTAAATTCGTTATTGTCTCCAAACCTAAACTTAATTAAATCAATTTCAGATGAAATAATTTATCATCCAGTGAACTATAAGTTATTATTTGGAATTAATGCAGACCCTAGTGTACAAGCTACATTTAACGTTATGATAAATCCAAATAGCGCAGTTTCTAGTTCAGACGTTAAGGCAAGAATTTTAACAGCGATAAACACGTTTTTTAGTTTAGATAATTGGGGCTTTGGCGACACATTTTATTTTACAGAATTATCAACCTATGTTATGAATCAATTAACCCCAGATGTAATTAATTTTGCAATAGTACCAACACAGCCTGGCTCTTATTTTGGTAACTTGTTTGAAATACATTGCCCTAGCGACCAGATTTTAATAAGTTCTGCTACCACCGATAATATTGTCATTGTTTCAGGATTTACCAGCACAAACTTAAAAACAATTACGTCTGCACCTTCGTCACTATCGATTAGCACACAAACTGTAACTAGTTCAAAGTTTGGAGGTAACAGTTAATGGCTACAAATAAAAATGCATCCACTGACGGATTCAGTGCAAATCTGTTACCTAAGTTTTATCAAACAGTTGCTAACAAGAAGTTTTTACAGTCTACAATTGACCAATTATACCAACCAGGCACTTTAACAAAAACAAGCGGATACATTGGTAAAAAGAATGCCAAGGCTAGTACTGGTAAAGATGTATATGTTAATGCGGCTGATCAAGTAAGACAAAATTATCAGTTAGAACCAGCAATAACAATTAAAGATTCTTTAGACAACATAACATTTTTTAAAGACTATCAGGATTACATTAATCAACTAAATGTATTTGGTGCAAATACTAGTAATCACGCTCGTTTAAATTCTCAAGAATTTTACAGCTGGGATCCGCATATCGATTGGGACAAGTTTGTTAATTTTCAAAATTATTACTGGTTGCCGTACGGCCCTGATGTTATAACAATCTACGGTCATGAAATTCCAATACAGAGTACTTTTACCGTCAAGGTAGAAGCTGAAGGATCTAACAATCAATTCATATTCACACCTGACGGATTTTCACCGAATCCTGTATTAACATTATACGAAGGTCAGACATACACATTTAATATCGATTGCCCAGGAAATCCATTTAGTATTAAGACTGCAAGGACTACTGGACATCTTGATAGATATGTATACCTTAATTCTATTGACAATTATGGTGTGGAGTCCGGCACAATAACATTTACAGTTCCTGTTAATGCTCCTACAATATTGTATTATCAAAGCGAGAATGACATAAACCTAGGTGGTGTAATACAGATTTTTTCTAGTAAAGACGATACATCTATTAATGTCGAGTCTGAAATACTAGGCAAGGCTAGTTATGTACTGTCTAATGGAACACCGTTATCTAATGGAATGAAAGTGTCATTTAAAGGCACAGTATTACCGACAGAATATAGTACAGGAGAGTATTATGTAGAAGGTGTAGGGTCAGCTATTAAACTAGTAAAATCTAGTGTTTTAGAAATTATAAGTCCTTTTACAACTTCAATCGATCAACAGTTTGACTATTTGCCTTTTGATACAGATCCTTGGGATACTGCAACAGGATATGCTGGACAGTTAGATTATGTAGTGATTAATAGGGCAAGTAAAGATCACAATCCTTGGAGTCGATACAACAGATGGTTCCATAAAGACGTTATCATTGCCAGTGCAACTTATTATAATAATCCTCCTAATCTGGATCAAAACGCACGGGCTAAACGTCCTATTATTGAATTCAATGCAGATTTAAGATTATATAATTTTGGAACTATTGCGACTGAAGAGATCGATTTAGTCGATACCTTTACCACAAATGTGTTTTCGGTTATCGAAGGATCGATTGGATATAACATCGATGGACAGAAACTAGTTGCGGGTATGAAAGTGCTGTTTGTTGCAGACACTGATCCATTAGTCAATAATAAGATTTTTAAAGTTGAATATATTGATGTTAAACATCTGAATACAGGTAGTAATCAGTTACACTTAGTAGAAGTGTCAGAACCGGTTCTCGATCAAACAGTTCTAGTTCGCGCAGGCGTTGCCAACCAAGGCAGTATGTATTGGTACGATGGTACAAAATGGAATAAAGGACAATCTAAAACAGTAGTTAATCAGCCGCCGTTATTTGATATTGTAGACTCTGATAAAATAAGTTTCGGAAATAAAACAAAGTACGTTGGATCAACATTTAAAGGTACTTCGATATTTTCTTACAAAACAGGGACAGGATCAAAAGACTCTATGCTTGGATTTCCTCTAAGTTACCTTAATATTAACAACATTGGAGATATTGTATTTAATTTTAACCTTGCAGTAGATACATTTCAATATAAAAATGCAGAAACAAATGTTGTCGTGTCGCAACCAATTAATGTTGGATTCTTATCTAGTTTAGATTATTCTCTTAAAACAGTATATCTTAACGGCTGGCAAAAATGTAATACTAAAACAGTACAAGCCGCTGTACGAATTTATGATAATTCTGGTCTAGTAAATAATTTTGATATTGATATTTTTGATGATATTGATCAGCTTACTGACCTTATTGTTAAGGTGTATGTTAACGGAGTGAGACTAGACAAATCTTATTGGGATGTTGTTAAGTCGTCAGTTTATTATAGAATAGTTTTAAAAACAGATATTGCAACGACTGATGTTTTAACTATCAGAGCCTTCTCTAATCAACCGATTAATGCTAATGGGTATTATGAAATTCCTATTAATTTACAAAGTAATCCACTGAATGAGGAGATCGGAGATTTTACCTTAGGCGAAGTTATCGATCATGTTAACAGCATTATCGATAATATTCCTTCTTTCTTAGATACATCATTAGAATCTAGTAGTGAACAGACTGTAACAAATCAAACATTCGATCCCGACCATCCAAACATTCGAGATTTGGGTAATATCACACAGTACGGAACAAAGTTTGTACAACATAGCGGCCCTGCAAGTTTGTCTATATATCATATAACTTCGGAATCGTTCAATGTTATTAAGGCATTAGATCAGTCAAGAAACGACTACAGCAATTTTAAAAGATTATTTGTAAACACTATAAGTTCATTAGGCGTTCATGCGGATCCTGTAACTATGGTAGAATTAGCAATGAATAAAATCAATGCTAATAAACCAAATGTAGCTCCTTATTATCTTAGCGATATGTTGCCTTACGGTGCAAATATAACTACTGAGTTGAATGTGGTCGATTATAGAATTCGTAAGTATCCGTTAACTAATCCTTTTAATTTAGATGGAATAACTTCTGCTAATTCAAATAAGGCTGTCGGAGTTTATCTGAATGGATTTACAGTAGGAACACAACTACTTTATGGCATAGATTATCTATTTGATTCACAAGGATTTATTGAAATAACAGACAAAGTCGTTTTAACCAACGGTGATACTATTACCACAGTAGAGTATGACAGCACTGACGGCTCTTTCGTTCCGGCGACTCCTACTAAATTAGGTCTATGGCCAAAATACGAACCTAAGATATACTTAGATACTACTTTAATAAATCCGCAAAATGTTATACAAGGTCACGATGGTAGTATTATTTTAGCCTACAATGATTACCGTGATGCTGTTATTTTAGAATTTGAAAAACGAATTTTTAACAATTTAAAAGTTAATTACGATATTTCTATTTTTGATATCTCGTCTATCGTTCCTAGTTATAATCAAACAACGGCATATTCTAGAACCGAGTACAACGAAGTATTATCGACCAATTTTTATTCATGGGTTGGACTTGTTGGCAAGGATTTAACAACCCCGTTAAGTTATAATAGATCTAATAGTTTTACCTACAACTATTCTTTCAATAGCGGACCAAATGGATCACCTTTGCCAGGTTACTGGCGTGGTGTATATCGTTGGTTATTAGACACTGACCGTCCGCAGTTATGCCCGTGGGAGATGTTGGGCTATAGTATAGAACCAGCGTGGTGGGCTACGGTGTATGGGTCTGCTCCTTATACTAGCGACAATATTCCTATGTGGAATGATATTGCTACAGGAATTATCAGAGAACCAGGTGCTCCATTACGAATTAATGCAAAATATGCTAGACCATTTTTAAATAATCACATACCAGTAGATAGCGATGGCAATTTAATTAGTCCACAGTTTTCTGGATTAGCTACCGGTTTAGTAGAACCAAATATAGACAATAATTTTGTATTTGGTGACGGTAGCCCAGTAGAAACCGCGTGGACACGTAGCAGTTATTATCCGTTTAGTGTAATTAAAACAGCATTGTTGTTAAATCCTGCAAGTGTGTTTGGTGTATTATTAGATCGTAGCAATATAGAAAGAAATCTAGCAGGGCAATTAGTTTACAAGTTATCTAATTTACGAATTAAGCCTAAGGATATTGTATTACCTAGCGTGTATTCAAGTAGCACTAGGTTACAGACAGCTGGCCTTGTCAATTATGTAGTAGATTTAATTTTTAACTATATCTTTAGTAATGACATTCAAGCATACAATTCGTATTTGTCAGATTTATCTAAGATGATTCCTCGACTTAGCTATCGTGTAGGAGCATTTACAAATAAAGATCAATTCAATTTATTATTGGAATCAAAAACTCCAAGTAGCACCGGTAATGTGTTTATTCCTGCCGAAAATTACAAAGTGTTCTTGAATAAATCCAGCCCTGTTACAAAATTAACATACAGTGGAGTTATTGTTACTAAGCTAACCACAGGCTTTGAAATCAAAGGATACAGTATAACACAACCGTATTTTAAATATTATCAATATACTGGTTCTGGTATTACAATAAACGTTGGCGGAATTTCTGAAAGTTATTCAGAGTGGGATGTAAACCAACAATATATTGCCGGCTCTGTAGTAATGTATTCTGGAAAATTCTACAGAGTTAATACTACAACAACCACTGGAAATTCTTTTAATTCTGAATTTTTTACAGCGTTGCCTTCGTTGCCTATGAGTGGTGGAGCAACTGCTACCTTGAGAAATCGATGGGACAAAGAAACTGCAAACGTTGCACCGTACGGCACCTTGTTCAAAACTGTTCAAGATGTTGTGGATTTCTTATTAGGGTATGGAGAATGGCTGAAAGATCAAGGATTCAAATTCGACAGTTATAATAACAACTATAATACAGTTTCAAACTGGGAAACAAGTTCTAGAGAATTTTTATTCTGGTCGACACAGAATTGGAGTTCTGGTCAAGAAAAATGGAGCGACTGGGTTCCTGATCAAAAATATAATTACGCAACTATTGTAAAATACGAAGGCGATTACTATAGCGCATTACAGAATATTCCAGCAAGTCCTACTTTTGATTTTGAAAAATGGAATCTGTTACCAGGGCTTAGTTCTGAAGGTGCAAGTGTAATTAGTCTAAGTCCTTCTGCTAATTCTGTTAATTTTAACGCGACACTTTCGGTTGTAGACAGTATTGCAAATAACTTCAATGCTTACGAGATTTTTAAAGTAAACGGTACTCCTTTTGAAATTGGCAATCTTAATAGCTATCGACAAGGTAATTCTGTTAACTATACACCTCAAACAGCTGATGGAATATTTGGTGCTAGCTTTTATCTAGTGCAACATGAACATGTTATTATTATTGATAACACTACAATTTTTAACGATGTTATATATAACCCGGCTAGCGGTTATCGACAGGAACGATTAAAAATCTCAGGATATGTAACCACCGATTGGTATGGCGGGTTAGATATTCCAGGATTTATATTTGATAGTGCAACTATCAACGACTGGCAGGCCTGGAAAGACTATGAGGTAGGAGATGTAGTCAGCTATCATAGTTACTATTATTCAGCCAATGTGTTCATCGCAGGTACTGCTGTGTTTGATGATGCAGGCTGGACCAAGTTAGATAAGAAACCAACTCCGTCGATATTGCCAAACTGGACAAATATTGCAACACAGTTTACAGATTTTTATGGCCTTGAGGTTGACGGATTCAATTCTGCGCAACAAAAAATGGCACAGCATTTAATCGGATATCAAAAGCGTCAATATTTAAACAATATTATTCAAGACGATGTTAGCGAGTTTAAATTCTACCAAGGAATGATCCGAGAAAAAGGAACACAGAATGTTCTTAATAAACTATTTGGTGTATTAAATTCAGAAAACAAAGAAAGTTTAACGTTTTATGAAGAGTGGGCACTCCGTGTCGGACAATACGGTGCATCAAATGCCTACGATAGTATAGAATTCGTATTAAAAGAATCATTATATAATAACAATCCTCAGGGCACGTTGTTAACAAAGAGACTTAACAGCAATGTTAATGCTTTTATTATTCAACAAACTCCTAACGATGTATATGTATCCCCGTTGGGTTATAATTCAAATCCATTTCCAGAACTACCTACGGTTATTTACACTACACCTGACCCGTCAGTTGATGTACAAGTGTCGACACCTGTTAATCAGTTTTTAAGAAGTGCTGGCTATGTAGATCCAGCAGATGTATTTGCTAGCCTAGGTAGTTTACAAGATTTAGTTAGCCATCCGGCAACCCGAATTACTGTAGGACTTAATTATAAAATATTAACTGTTGGCACAACTGATTTTACACAGATTGGTGCCGCAAGTAACACAGCGGGAGTTACGTTTACCGCAACAGGTATTGGTTCAGGGTCAGGAACAGTTTGCTTAAATATTTCAGAAATCAACGAAGGTGCATACTTCTGGTGTGCATTTGATGGAGCCACTAGTTGGAATGTTTACAGATTTACTGACATTCAGCTTCGAATAACTGACATATCTTATGATAAGAATCTACTAACAATCTCAACACAATATGATTCTCCGTTATCTGCTGGAAGTTATATAGGCATTGCCCAGTCAGAATTAATACAAGGATTCTATAAAATTGAATCTTCTGTTTTAAATAAAATAACAGTGTCAGCTCCAGGACTAAAAGGTTTTCCTAGCTCTTATCCAAATGCATCTAATGTAGTCGTATATTCTTTATTAACACAGCGTACCGATTTGATTGACTCTATCGATAGTATACTTCCAAACAGATTAACAGATGGCGACATGGTATGGACTGATACAAGCGATAGTGTTACTAATAATTGGGCGACTTGGAAATATAAAAAGGTATTTCAAGATACTGCTATCAATTCACCGGTAACCGCTTCAGGAACATTATTTTCTAACTTCATTGCAGTCAATAATTTAGGCACTATGGCCGCAGTATCCGTTGGTGCGACCCAGATTGCTACATACGACAAAATATCGGAGTCAGTAAGTTGGACGCAACGACAACTGATTCAGCCGCCTTTCAATACTGTAGGATCTCCTGCTTCTAGTACTGTAGTTTCTTCGGCCGCATTTAGCCCCGACGGTACTTGGCTTGCTACCGGTAGTCCTTCTGTTGGACAAACTAGCACTTTCTATAAAGGCGTTTATAGTTCTAGTGTAGCTTATCTTAAAAATGATATTGTATCGTATCAAGGAAAATTCTACCAGGCATTGTTCAATGTACCTGCTACTGACTTGCCTACGCAATCAAGTGTTTTCTGGAATCAGATATTCTATATTCCAGTTTCTCCAACATCAACTTATACTTCGGGATTTACATCTAACGGTATGATTACGTTGTATAAGAAAGACTCTAACAATAACTATCAGCTGGTAGATTCTATCATAAGTCCAGTTATTTCTAATGAGCAATTTGGATCTAAATTAATATTTGACGATATGAATTTATATGTAAGTGCTACTGCCTACAACAATAATACCGGCAGAGTTTACAAACTTTCATATGATACGATTCCTCAAATTATTGCAATATATGACGAAGTTAATAGTAGCGGAACAACTTTAAAATTAACATCTTCTAAAGGAATCTCTGCTGGTATGCTAGTCACTGGACTAGACATTTTAGGAATTAATTCTGCGTTTACATCCAATCAAGTAGTTAACTTTGTTCTTACAAGACTGTTGTTTGTGCCAGTTGCCGGTGCAATTAATAATATTCTTAACACTAGTTCCACAAGTATAAATCTTTCTAAAATAGTTAAAGATGCTAATGTGTTGTTGTATCAAAATAGTTACAACTATAACATTCCGGAAGTGACAGTAGTATCAACAGGACTAACTTCTATAAATCAGTTGTCAACAACTCGCCCGCTGATCTCTGGAGGTATTATTAATGCCAACTCATTTAATGTATCTTCTATAACTGGAATTGCAGTCGGGTATCTAGTAGTTGGAACAGGAGTGCCGACCGGAAGTTATGTAGGAGATATAACACCGGTTTCGGGATCTTTTAGAATTACACTAGTCGATTTCGTAGGAGCAATACAAAACTTTATTGTACAAGGGTCGGGCAATTATCAGTTTTATAAAATTAATACTTACAGTTTTGTTGAAATCAAGAGTCAAAAAGATTTAACAATTGGCGACGTGTCGTTGCCTGTTACAACTGCAAGATTTGGAAATCCAAATTCAGAAGATCCTGCTTTAAAAATTGCAGATCCTTCGTTAACGTTTACAGTATTTTCTATTGAAAGCGCCAATACAGTTGTATTGTCAAGCGCCCCGGACATAGCTCCTAAAGGAGAATTAACATTCTCTACTGTATCGTGGGCGTACAACGGATACAATCAAGGAACATCTGCTAATAGTTATTTTGGTAAACAACTAGCATTAAGTACAGACGGTACAGCACTGGCAGTATCTGCAACAGTTGGCAATGTTGGAAAAGTTTATGTCTATCAAAATAATAGCTTATTCCAAACGTTTACTGGCATTTCGAATACATTTGGTCAAAGCATTTCATTGTCAACTACTGGCAAATATCTTGCTATAAGCGATAATCTATACAGTACAACTACAATTAATCAACGAGGAAGTGTCAACATATACGAATTAGGAACCGCAGAATATAAATCAATTTGGAGTTTGAAGCCTCATAATCCGGAAACCAATGGCGAGTTTGGTTCTAAAATCTCCTTCATGAATGATTTTAATACTCTAGTAGTTTATAGTCAAAATGGTGCAAGCATAATAACAACTACATATGATGTGTATTCAACACCGTTGTCTACTAGTTCTAATTCTTATGGAACACCGTATGTAAATGATTCTTCTAAGGATAAAAATACTACACTAACTACATTTGATAAAAAATCTACTAATTTTATAACCACACAAACTAGTAGCGGCCGAGTCGATGTTTATGATCGATATAATAAAAATTGGGTATACAGTGAAAGTTTAACAAACGTTTTCAATAATACAAGTGGTTATGGTCAAGGATTTGCAGTTGGTAAGAATAATATTTTTGTAGGATTGCCCTTAGTAAGTGTTGGTAGTCTTACAACACAAGGCAAGTTGATAGTATATACAAAACCGACCAATCTAGTAACTTGGAACATGTACAAAACAGCATCCACTGTTGCCGATGTTACAAAAATAAAAAATGCATTTCTATACAGTAAATCAACTAGTCAGTTATTAACTTATCTAGATGTAATAGATCCATTGCAAGGTAAAATCGCAGGTCCGGCAGAGGAAGAAATTAAGTTTAAATCTTTCTACGATCCTGCATCATATTCTTACAGCACTTCTAGTGTAGAAGTCACTGTCAACCCTAACAGCTTCTGGTCGTCTGAACAAAAAGGACAACTATGGTGGGACCTAAGAACAGCCAAGTTTGTTGTTCCATATTTTGAAGATCCTGCTTACAAAAATAATCAATGGAATACATTGGCTCCAGGTGCAAGCATTGATGTATATGAGTGGGTATCTACTTCGATTCTACCATCTCAGTGGGATGCGCAATCTGCCACTCCGGCAGGTAATTCTATTGGAGTTACTGGTCAAACTTTATACGGTGACAATGCGTACTCTGTAACTAAGACTTATAATACTGTAAATAAAACATTTAAAAATACATATTATTACTGGGTTAAAAACAAAATTAATATTCCGAGAGTTGCTGGTCGAAACATATCAGCACAAGCTGTTGCAAAATTAATTGAAAATCCTAGAGGCCAGGGGTATTCTTATCTAGCCTTGCTGGGCACAAATGCATATAGTCTTGTTAATGTTTCACAATACTTAAATGACTCGGACACAATTCTAGCTCTTGAATTATGGACAACTGATAAAATACATAGAAATGTACACAGTCAGTGGAAATTAATTAGTACAGATACAATAGTACAGTTACCAACTGCAATAGAACAGAAATGGATTGATAGTTTGTGTGGAGTAGACGACGCTGGAAGAAGTGTTCCTGATGTATTGCTACCATTGAAATTAAAATATGGTATCGAGAACAGACCAAGACAGGGCATGTTTATTAATCAAGTAGAAGCATTAAAAGAATTTATAGAGGGCGTTAATTCTGTATTGTTACAAAATCAAATCGTAGACAATTACGATATCTCTAATCTATCAAAGATCGATCCAGTTCCTAATATAGTAACCGGATTATATGATAGCTCTATTGATACAGATATAGAACTAAGTTATGCAAACATAAATCTTTTCATAAGACCTGTATTACAACCAATAATCGAAAATGGCAGAATAATTGGCATTAAAATTATCAACCCAGGCCGAGGCTATTTACAAGCACCGTATGTACAAATCTCAGGTTCAGGCCAGGATGCATTAGTCAGAGCTAATATAGATACATTAGGAAGAATTCAAAGTTTTAATATTATTTCTAAAGGTATTGGATATGATGACACTACAACTGCAACAACCAGAGATTATTCGATCCTAGTAAAAAGCGATAGTCAAGCAAGTGGCTCATGGAGCATATATTCATTTGATCCAACATACATGGATTCTACTGGTATTGTAGTAGGAAAATGGAGTCGTTCGCTTACACAGGCATACGATGTTTCTTTATATTGGTCCAAAGTTGATTGGTATGCAACTGGATACAGTCAATTTACCTCACCTGATTTTTCAGTGCAGTTATTTGTTGATTTGAATTTCATAACAACGCAAATTGGAGATATAGTAAAGGTAGTACTAGCAAGTCCCACACAGTGGATGCTTTTAGAAAAATATTCAAATTCTATAAGCGAAGACTGGACGTTGTCTTATAAAGTTGTAGGAGTACAAGCTGGAACAATCCAGTTTAATTCAAGTATATACCAAACAGATTTTTCTGCGGTTGGATACGATTCTGGAACATATGACAGTGGTGCGTTTGACGTAAAGGCATCAACCGAATTAAGAATCATACTTAATACTATAAAAGATAAACTGTTAATTGGTACTTTATATTATAATTATTTAGATTTGTTCTTTAGAAGTGTTAGGTATGCTCACAGCGAACAGCCGTATATTGATTGGATATTCAAAACTAGCTTTGTACGAGCAACACATAATGTTGGAAGTTTCTCACAACCGGTCTATTATCCAGTTGATAATTTAAATAATTTCCAGGATTATGTTGCCGAAGTCAAGCCTTATAGAACTAAGATACGTGAATATATTAGTCAATATTCAAATACGACTTCGCCTGAAATGAGTTCGACTGCGGTTACTGACTTTGATTTACCGCCTGCGGTTAGCAACGGAGCTTTAAATGTAGTCAACACGTTTGTCAATAAAGGTGTAATTTCTGCAGGTAATCCAATAATACAAACTTACCCTTGGAAATTCTGGTTAGATACTGTAGGATTTAAAGTTGTTGAATTACACATAGTATCTGGTGGTAGCGGATATATTACAACACCGGAGGTTGTGTTCACTAGTCCGTCTGGATCAGGAGCATCGGCTCAAGTATTTTTTACAAATGGTGTTCTTAACAGAGTTATATTATTAAAATCGGGATCTGGATACTTGTCTGCTCCTTTAGTAGAAGTTAGAGGAGGACTAAGTGTTGGCGGATCTCCTGCGAAAATAGTTGCAATTATTGGAAAAAGTGTTGTGCGATCAGTATCGACCGCACTTAAATTCGACAGAATAGGTCAAACAACTTTTATTAATGATATTAATGCAACTGAAACGTTAACCGGTTCAGGATCTCAACTAACATTTGATTTAACATGGCCACCTGATATAAAGATTAATAAATCATCAGTCACTGTTGTTAATAAAAATACATTAACAGCTTATCCGGTATTGACAGAAAACTATAAACTAGTAACAGTTAAATCAAAAATTGATGGTGTTACATACTATTCTGGAAAAATTACTTTTGAATCACCGTTGCAATCTTACGAAGTTGCAACTATAAAATATGTAAAAGATATTATTTTATTAAATGCGGCAGATAGAATTAATTTTTATTATAATCCAGAGTCTGGAATGTTAGGTAAAGAATTAAATCAATTAATGACTGGTATCGATTACGGTGGAACTATTGTTGGCAATTTAGGATTTACAACCAGCGGAGGATGGGGAGATCAGCCATTTAATACTGACAAGTGGGATTCGTTTGATCCTACATATACAGATTATAAAGTAGTACAAACGTCAACACCGACTGTCGATTGGCATTTACCTTATGTGCCTGCGGGCGGCATGAAAGTAAATGTCTATTGGAGTGAATACGTTGCTTTAGAATTGCCAGGTGACGGAGTTACAGTTAATTTTCCATTCAGTATCTTTTTATATCCTAACGTATTTTTAACTAACACTGCATATTCTAAGAGCTTGTTAGGAGTTAGTACAATTGCATCTACGTTAACTGATAATCAATATCCAATTAGTACAACAACAATTGCGGTGGCTAAATCACTTGCAGGTGCAGCCGATCAATCTTCAATCTTAGTAGATGACCCTGCAAATATCAACGTTAATCAGTTTGTGTCTGGTGTAGGTGTGCCCATCAATACTAAAGTTGAAGCAGTAATAGGTAATCAAATTATTTTAAGTAATGGCTTGACTTTAAATTCTGCTGGTAATACTTATTCTTTCTTTGAGTTAGGAACATTGTTAACACTAGCATCTACTTCTAATATTTTAGTAGGTTCTGGAATTATTGGAAAAGTTCCAACGCTACCTGTGCAGGGTGTTAAAATTGAGTCTACACTGGGAGAATTTAGTTGTAGTCCAACACAAATTGTTATAGGAGATCTAGTAGGAATACAAGGAACTTTAACAGTTAGTACTGCAAACGGTAGTATTGTAGGATTTACAGGACCGTCATTAGCAATTTATTATGTGATAGAAACTAACGGATCGACAACATTTACATTATCAAGTGATCCAACAGGCACTCATGTAACAACAACTACTGGTACTGCTGGTGCAACCGCAGGATTGACATTTACTATTTTCCAAAATTCTGGAGTATTTACTACTCAGACAGTACAAAAAATAATTGACGGAAGATCTTTGTTACTAAGCAGACCACCAGAATTAATCCCATTAGATGGCGAAGTAATTTCAATAGTAAACAATTCTGCTGGTTCCAAAACTTTAACAGTGACAGACACTTCTTTGTTACAAGTAAACGATATTTTAACATCTAATATAGATAACGGTGTTTTTAGTTTAAATTGTTACATAGTTAGCATTGACAGTTCAACACAAATAACATTAAATCAGATTTTATATAGCAATCTTAATAACGGAACTCCGTTAACCTTTACTAGAACGCTAGTTGATCCAATTGATGTTAATAATCGACTTCCAGGATATGTGGGGTTTGTGGTTCCACCACCGCTGGGCACAATTGTAAATATTGTAGGAAACTTGGATCCAATAAGAGTCGACGCTGAAGATTTTGATATTAATACAGGAACATCCGCAACTAATCCATATGCAGTTATGGAAACGGTGGTGTCAACTGGAGCTTCGGACCCTGACAACAATAGTAACTATCAAATCACAATTCCATCGGTATTTAAATCTCAAATCAACGGTACAGTTTCTACAAAAGCGAACGATAAATTCATATTCCGCCAACAGACTAGCGACGGTTCTATTATTCCAACAGATAGAGATACTGACATATCTGGTGGAGATCTTGCATATTCAACTGCTCGCGGTATTGCCGCAGACGATATTGTTATAGACGGAGACGGGTTAATAACACCGACAAGTAGTCCAGCTCCTGAAGAAGTAGTACCCGGCCAAGTTGTTGATACGTTAGCAATTAAAGTATTTGACAAAACTCAAACTGGTTCTGCGGATATAAAAGTTGACAATTTTATCGCCGACGGCCAGACCACAAGATTCTTAATATCAGTTCAACCGATAACAAATAATTCAATAATTGTAAAAGTATCTGGACAAACAGGCAACCTTGGTATGCAAACATTAGGAATCGATTACGCTATAGATTACGAAGCTAGTGAAATTCATTTTAATGTAGCACCGTCTAGCGGATCAATCATTAGTATTTTTAACATTGGTGTTGCAGGTGAAAATATTTTAGATTTTGATTATTTTGTCGGAGACAACATCACTAACGAGTTTATAACACAAGCACCGTGGCTCGACTCTTTCACAGGAGTTGTACTAGTTGATGGGGTTCCAGCAGATGTACAATATTTTAAAACAGACGAAAATTATATTTTAGTTAAATCGGTTGGTATAAGATTTGTTAACCCGCCTACTTCTAATGCGTTGATTAATTATTTTATAGTAAGTGGTCCAGAACAAACCTTTGCCATTACGAATACTGAACGTGTACAGACCAATGGCTCTAAAGTATACACTTTAAATAATTTGATTGGTAATTTGTTGCCAAACGAAACATTTATGATTGTAAGGGTAGATGATCAAATATTACCTGCTCCTGTAAATTCTTATTTTGTTGTTGAAAACGGTAAATTATCATACAGCCTTGACCAGAATAAGGTTCCTCCATATTCAGTGTCTGCTGGTTCTATATCAGTACTATCGGGTAATAATTTATTATTAGCTGGAAGAGACTATTCTGTAGATTTAAGTGGTATCACTATCAACATTACCACAACAGCATATACAGCTTATGCCGGCGCAATCTTAGTAGTAAGTGTATTGTCTCCTAATAGCTATACATATAATGCAAGTACTAAACAAATAACATTTACACAAGCATACGATCAGAATAACATCGTTGAAGTTACTACAGCGTATCAGCACGATACAATATCTTTAGAAAGAACTGAAGTTATCGTTGAATCCAATGCAACTATAACAGCAAACACTCCGGTATATTATAAGATATCAAATGTATCGGGTGGCTTAATTACACTTGAAAAACCTGTAATTAACGAAAACTACGTGTGGCTAACAAAAAATTCAATATTATTGACTCCGGGTGTTGATTTTAAACTAAACGATGACAACACTACAATTCAATTAGCAAACATTCCGTCAGTAAATGATACTATTGAAATATTGGCCTTTGGTGCTTCCGTGATTCATCCAGGTATTGCTTATATGCAATTTAAAGATATGTTAAATCGAACATCATATACTCGATTATCAGCCGATAAACAAACAACATTGGCATTGCCTTTATTATGGACAGATACCGTAATTGTGTTGACAGATGCTACTAACTTCCAAGTACCCAGTGTAGCTAATAAAATTCCGGGCGTGATAGAAATACAAGGCGAGCGTATCGAGTATTATTCAAAAACTGGAAATGTGTTAGGTCAGTTGCGCCGTAGTATTTTAGGAACAGGTATTGCAAAATCTAACCCGGCTGGAACTTATGTTCAGGATATTAGTTCGTCGGAAACAATCCCGTATAAGGATACAACCAATGTTTATAATCTAGTATCGAACGGCACTAACTATGTTGATTTAGATTTTGTTCCTATCAAAGGATCTTTATCTGATTCTTCGGGAATAAAATTTTGGTTTACAAACAACGGATACACATTCTTAGGAGCATTTAACGATGCATTATCTTACGTAATTAAAAACGTTGTTATATATAACGAAAATTATTATCGTTGCATAAAATATGTTCCTACAATAGCTGGAAGAGCAGTGTCGATAGATTATTCTCCAGCTTCAACAACATATTGGGCATTATATGATACAACTATTCCTGTAAACTACGGACAAACCGATTACATAGAAGTGTTCGTCGGCGGATACAATAACATTGGAAATTGGTCAGCTAATACAAGTTATGCAGAAGGTGTTTTAGTAAATGTAGGTAGTTACACTTATAGATGCTTATTGGATCATACGAGTACAGATACATTTACAACTGATTCTGCAAATTGGACTTTCTTTATAGGTAATATAAGATTGAAAAAATTACCATATTCAGTGTTTAATATTAACAATGGACCAAAGAGTCCCGAAGGCGATGTTCATTTTGACGCAGACTTTTCAGCGGATGGTGTATCTAAACAAATTAGATTAACTAATTTGTTAGATATTGGCGTTCAGGTGGCTGTGTATCAGAGAACTGGTGTAGCATGGGACGGAAAACAACCAGATGGTAATTTAAATATATTAGAAGATAGCAGTAAGATTGCTGAATTTATCAAGGCAAAACCTGGTATTTGGTATTCACAATATAATCAAATAAGTAATACAACGCTAGGTAGACCTGCGCAAAAACAAATAAACTTTGATGCGCCTACTACTTCATTCGATGATAGCGATTTAACAATGGATCAAGGATAAACATATGGCTTTACAATTAATAAACACAGGAACAACTCCAGGTGATAAGACAGGAGATACATTACGCAGTGCAGGTTTGAAAATTAATGCAAACTTTACAGAAGTATATGCTTCGTTAGTCAACTCCTATACATTGCCTGTAGCAAGCGGTGCAACATTAGGAGGAGTTAGGATTGATGGAACTACAATATCTATTAGTAATAACGGAATTATTTCTGCAAATTATGTAAATTATTCATTACCAATTGCAACGACTAGCGTACTAGGCGGTGTCAAAGTAGATGGAACTACAGTAGTAATTAATTCCGGAACCATTTCTGCTCCTTATACATATTCTTTGCCGCAGGCTAGTACTAGTGTAAGAGGAGGTGTAAAAGTTGATGGCACTACTATTACTATTAATCCTACAACTGGAATTATTAGTAGTGTATCGAATTATGCACTACCAACAGCAACAACTAGTGTACTAGGCGGAGTCAAAGTTGATGGAACAACTATTACTATTAATGGTAGTGGAGTAATAACTTCTAATACAACTTATAGTTTACCAACAGCGACAACTAGTGTACTAGGTGGCGTAAAAGTAGACGGCTCTAGTGTTACTATTAATAATGGAGTAATTAGTTCAAACTATAGTTTGCCTCAGGCAACAACTAGTGTACTAGGCGGAGTAACAGTAGACGGTACTACAATTAGTTCAACAAGTGGCCAGCTAGCAGTTGTTCCTGCTAACATTAAAGCAGTTGCCGCAGCCATGCTAACGGGTGGAACACAATCTGGAATTTCATTTAGTTATAACAGTGGTACAGGATTAATGTCAACTACTGTTACTGGCGGCAGTGGTGGATCAGGAATTACGGGAGTCACAGTACAGAACGCAGGAGTTACAGCGGGTGTAGCAAGTGCTGTTACTACATTAAACTTTACAGGTACTGGTGTTACGGCAGGAGTTAGTGGTAATACTGCAACATTGACGATTAACACTGGTAGTTACACTTTACCTCAAGCAACCACGGTAGTCCTAGGAGGAGTTAAACCGGACGGCACTTCAATTGTAGCCAATAGCGGAGTAATTTCCAGTGTAGTACCAGTAGCAACAACTAGTGTGTTGGGTGGTGTTAAACCAGATGGATCGACGATTACTATCAGTGGTAGTGGCGTTATCAGTGCGTCTCAATATACTTTACCAACAGCCAGTACAGGAGTACTAGGAGGTGTTAAGGTTGACGGTACAACAATTAGCATCAATGCTGGAGTTATCACAGCTAACTACACAAACTATTCATTGCCAACGGCTAGTACAAGTGTGTTAGGTGGTGTTAAGGTTGACGGTTCGACTATTAGTATTGTTGGCGGAACTATTACAGCTAATTATACCAATTATACACTACCAATTGCAAGCCTAAGTGCATTAGGAGGAGTCAAGCCCGATGGCACTACTATTACAATAAATCCAATTACTGGAGTCATTAGCGGGACAAGTAGTTATACTCTACCAACAGCTAGTGTAAGCACATTGGGCGGTGTTAAGATCGATGGAACAACTATTACTATTAATGGATCCGGAGTCATATCAGCTGTTCAAAATACATATTCATTGCCTGTTGCAAGTACCAGTGTGCTTGGCGGTGTCAAAGTAGACGGATCGACTATTAGTATCGTTAGTGGAACTATTACAGCTAACTATACAAATTATTTATTGCCGACAGCAACTACAACTATATTAGGCGGTGTCAAAGTTGATGGTACAACTATTACTATAAACAACGGAGTAATCAGTTCTTCTTCAGCATACACTTTACCAGTAGCAACTACAAGCGTTTTGGGCGGAGTTAAGGTCGATGGATCGACTGTTACTATTAATAATGGAGTAATTAGTTCAGCACAATATACATTACCAACAGCAACATCAACTGTGCTTGGCGGAGTTAAGGTCGATGGAACAACAATACTTTCAAATAACGGAATAATTTCTTATTCACTACCAACAGCTGGCACAAGTACACTAGGTGGTGTTACAATTGCCGCGGTAGCTACAAGTGGTATTAACAATACTAGTGGTGCAATAAGTTTAGCCACAGCAAGTACAACACAGTTAGGTGGTGTTAAGGTTGACGGTTCGACTATCACTATTAGTTCGGGAGTCATAAGTTCAACACAATATACATTACCGACTGCAACAACTAGTGTATTAGGTGGCGTAAAAGTAGACGGCACGACTGTTAGCATTAGTGGTGGTGTAATCAGTGCGTCAGGTAGTTTATTAAGCAGATCTACAGTAGCAACAACTACTGCAAGTTTAGCATCTAATGCCGCTGCCACTGCAACGGTCACTGCCGCAAAAGGATATGCATTATACAGTATTCAAGTCAGTGCTGGAGCTTGGGTATCGATATATACCAGTTCAACTGCGCAGTCAAGTGATAGTAGCAGAACAATTACAACAGATCCAACACCAGGTAGCGGCGTAATTGCAGAGGCAATATCTACTACTGCAACTACAACTTATTTTACTCCTGCGGTATACGGTTTTAATGCTGATGGAACTCCTAGCACAAATATGTATTTGAGAATTACAAATAATAGTGGCGGCACAACCGCTATTACAGTAACTATAACATACTTAAAATTAGAAAATTAATATGTCTAATCAAACAACAATTAGTATATACCTTAAAAGAGACAAGCATGAAAACGGCATGTCTCTCCAGGAGTATACCGACGCAATTATAGCAGGCACACAACCAGTGCTTAGCCAGGATGCGTTTGCTTATCAATTTGGCGCTATCGAAGATGAAATGGCAGTGGTTGAGTCTTGGGCCACTACAAATAATTTAACCGTAGTAGAATCAAATCAAGCAACGGCCACTATAAAAGTTCTAGGCTCATTTGAACAATTTGATTCTTTGTTTAGCATAACTTTAAAACTTGCCACAACAGAAGATGGGCATGAATATCAGACTCACGACGGTAACGTGGTTGTGCCGAGTGAAATTGATGATGTGGTTGCAATGATTTTAGGATTTGATAACCAACCAATTTTTTTACATAATGCTGTTGAGTTTGATGAGCAAATTCACACCAATGATGACCCAGCGGTGTACCCGACCAAGGCAGCGGTAACACCTGTGCAGGTTGCAACAGCATATGGATTACCAGCTGGCAACGGATATGGTGGTTGCATTGGATTATTGGAATTAACTTATAGTGGATATGTTGCAGGATACAATACAACCGATGTGACAAATAGTTTTACCCGCATTGGCCTTACTGCACCAACCGTTGTTGATGTGTTGGTAGACGGAGCAACTCGAAGCACTACAAGTGATGCTGAAACCATGCTGGACATTTATTGTGCCGGCGGTGTAGCACCAAAAGCAACTATTGCAGTTTATATGGCACCAAACAGCGGCCAAGGTTTTTACGATGCAATTCTAGCGGCGTCAACTGACAAAACAAATATGCCAAGCAGTCTTGGAATCAGTTGGGGAACCAGCACTGAAGGCAATGGAGATTACTTGACCTCAGCATTCCAAGCATGTGTGGCAGTGGGAGTAACTTGTTTTGTGGCAACTGGAGATTCAGGAGCCAATAATTTAGTAACAGGATATCCAGGAACAAATGCTTATCAAATTGCCAGTGGCGGCACTAGTTTATATCTTAATACTGATAACACTTGGAATAACGAAGCTGGGTGGTCCGGCGGTGGTGGCGGAATTAGTGCAATAGTTAGTTTACCTAGCTGGCAAACGGGATTAACTTCTACAACTGTAACTGCTAGTACTACGGGCACAGCAACCACATTGCCTCGTCGAGGCATTCCGGATATCAGTGCGCCAGCAGACCCCAGCACTGGATATCAATTTTATGTCAACAGCGCACTAGTACAATATGGAGGCACAAGCGCGGCAGCTCCGTGGTTAGCTGGTATGATTACCCGTTTAACTCAACTATGGGGCCGTAGAACATCATTTGCTAATTCGCTGTTTTATTCAAATACACAGGCATTTACTGATATAACATTGGGTAATAACCGTAACGGATATACTACAGGATATACAACTACCACAGGTTGGGATGCCGCAACTGGATTAGGAAGCCCAAAAGGTGCTGAACTTTATAAATTATTCCACACTGGCAGTACTTTTCCCAAACAAAATTATGGATTTAGACCCACTACTGGCTCTACATACCCTAGACGTACGACTGGTGCTAGGTAATAAAACTAGCACATTATAAACATTGATAAATACAAGATAAAGAGAGACAAATATGCACAAGGACGCAACAGGAATTCATATAGAAGGGCACATTCATATATTTGACCCTACGACTAAAGAAACCTTCGTGAACAAACGTAATGCTATTCATTATGAAAATATGAGTTTAGCGTTGGCAAAATCGTTGGCAAATACATCAACTGGCGGGTATGTATATCAGATGGCATTTGGCAACGGTGGAACAGCCGTCGATCCTACAGGTATTATTACATATTTGACACCAAATACTAGCGGAACTAATGCAAGTTTATATAATCAAAAATATGCAAAAATAGTCGACCCTAATGCCGCAACTAATGTTGACCCAACCCGTAATTTTACAGAAGTCCGTCACACAACAGGCACAACTTATTCTGATTTATTTGTTTCTTGTTTACTAGATTACGGCGAGCCCGACAATCAAACAGCATTTGATACAGTTAACAGTAACAATAGTTCTTTTACATTTGATGAATTGGGACTAGTAAACTATGATACTACTGGAAATGCCCTATTGTTGACACATGTTATATTCCACCCTGTATTAAAAAGTTTAAATCGTTTGATTCAGATCGATTATACAGTACGTATCCAAAGCCTTACCGGCTTGGTATCGGTATAAGGAGCCATAGATGACATATCAAGTTCAATTTACTGATTCAAGCAATCCTAATAAACCGCAGATTACAGTACTCGACGGTACTGTTAATAAGACTTCTACTAGCCTTGGTTTTGTGGGACAACAGTATCCTGGCTATGCTAGTACAATAGCAAACAATTTTTTACATTTGTTAGAAAACTTTGCATCTCCAATCGCTCCAGGATCCGATCCTAATAATCCAATGGGTCCTCCTGTGCAAGGACAGTTATGGTATGACACTAGTACAAATATTTTAAAAGTATATGATGGCACAACTTGGACTACCGCAGGCAGTTTAAAGAAAAGTTCGTCTGCCCCTGCAGTTGCCAATAGTATTGCTGGAGATTTATGGGCCAACACTACAACTAGTCAGCTGTATATCTTCTCAGGTTCAGCTTGGTTATTAGTCGGACCTCAGTTTAGTACAGGCACTCAGTCTGGACCACTTGCTGAAACAATTATAGATACCGATAACATATCGCATACAGTGGTTAGCATTTACGCTAACAACATACGAATTTCTATTATTAGTAGCGATCAATTTATACCTAAATCCACTATTGCAGGATTTGATACAATTTATCGAGGCACAACATTAAGTAATATAGGTTTAACTAAATTCTGGGGAGTTGCACAAAAAGCAGATGCCTTGTTAGTTAACGGTAATACTATTCCGGCAAGCAATTTTTTAACTACTGACGGAACTACTACAACTACAAATGCTCCTCTTAATATTAGAACAGATTCAGGATTAACAATTGGATCCAATTCAAGTTTTATATTTGATATTGAAAATAGTGTTCCTACAATTAAATCAACACTAAGCGGTTCTGGTATAAACTTTAATTTAACACAATCGGCAGTTACTAGTCCAGTATTACACATAAACTCTAATGGCCGCGTGGGTGTCGGTTTTAGTAATACAGCTCCTGTTTCTACATTAGATGTAAAAGGCGTGTTGACAATCAAGGATGATGTTTCAAATAGTATTACAAGTTACCTAAATGTAACAAGTACACTGGATACATCATATACTCCTGGAACTTTATTTACTACAGCCACTGGTAGTATCGTTACACAAGGCGGCATTACTATAGCGAAAAAATCAACTTTTGGTGATGACATTACATTTTATGGCCAGGAGTTCTTTAATTACTACGATAATACTGGCGCTCCAATCGCCGCACCTGTCCTATTACCAGGATATAGTACAAGTTCTACGGAAGCCACTAGTTTAAATATTCCATACATTCCAGCTGGTGTATATGATATTGGTAGCAGTACAAGAAGTTTTAGAAATATTTATGCTACTAACTTCTCAGGAAACTTTAGCGGAACATTTACAGGAACGCTAGAAGGTAGTATTAGCGGAACAGCCGCAGCCTTAGCAAGTCCTACGGTTTTTAGTTTAACAGGAGATGTTACTAGTAACAATTTAAGTTTCAACGGACAAACTACAACTGGTACAGCAGTATTCCAAACAAAAATTAGTCCGGACTTCATTAGTGCGCAATCTGCCGCAACTGATTCTTATGCTAATGACCAATTATTAGTTTATAGATCTGGACAAGGTTTGCTAAGAATGACTAAAGCAACCCTGTTTAATCACCAAGCATTGGTTCCTATTGCAACAATTTTACCTTTTGCAGGAGCCATTGTTCCTGCAGGTTATCTATTGTGTGACGGTGCAGAAGTTTTAATTAGTCAATACCCAGGACTATACAGCGTTATAGGATTTACTTACCGAGCGTCAGGCTTGTTAAGAGGATTGGGTACATTTGGATTACCTGATCTTCGTGGTCGTTTCCCATTAGGTGCAGATAGTATGAACAACAATATCTCTGTACCTAGTAAAGACGGCTCCGGAACACAAGTTACAACAACATTAGATTTGAATGGTAATACTAGTTCAACTGCTAATCGTGTAAATGATGCATCTGCTAAAACTATTGGTTCTGGAAATTCAACTGCTAATGGTACTGTAACTTTAATTTCTTCTAATTTACCAGACCATAATCACAGTCTTAATGACGGAACTAGTCAATTCTATGCAGTTAACACACCACGTGAAGCTCCGGATCCTTACGCAATTGGTAACGTTGGTACGACAGGTTCGGGAACAGTTGGTTCGGGAATTTTAAATACAGGTAGCGTTAATGGTGCTACTGGTATCCCAGTCAATGTTATGAACCCGTATGCCACAATCAACTACATAATCTTTACGGGCGCACTATAATGACTTATTCACTTTACTTAACTAACGGTACACTTAAGACAACAGTTGTAGATGGTACAATTGATCAAACAGCTACCGATTTAGCACTAGTTGGAAAGAACTCAACAGGTTATGGTATATTTTTTAATGATAACTTTATATATCTATTAGAAAACTTTGCCAACACTAGCCAGCCTAATAAACCATTAACGGGGCAGTTATGGTACGACACTGGCGAAAACAGATTAAAAGTTTATAACGGTACAACATTTGCAGTTACCAGCGGAACTATTGTGGCTAATTCTGTTCCGAGTGGAATAACATCGGGAGATTTATGGATTGATAGTGCTAATGGCCAATTGTATTTTAACGACGGAACTTCAACAACATTGGCTGGCCCTATCTATTCTCGAGGCCAGGGCATTAGCGGTTTTAACGTAGAAACTGTAATCGATGTAAATGGAGTATCTCATACAGTTTTAGTTCTGTATGTAGCCGCTACCATCGTAGGTATTTACAGCAAAGACACGTTTGTTCCATCGACTACTATTCCAGGATTTACTAGTACTGCAACAATCACAGCATATCAGATAGCTAACTCTTTGATTGTTACAAGTGTGACATCGGGAACACTAGTTGTAGGTCAGACATTAAATGGTGCAAACGTTATTGCAAATACTGTAATAACTAATCAAACTTCGGGAACAATTGGAGGAGCAGGTACATATTCTGTTAGTACTTCAAATATTATCGGTAGTTCTGTAGCACCGATTACTATGATTGCTACTAGTGATATTATTAAAACTGGTTTTAATACAGGATCGTATCCGGGAATATTATACAGCGGACTAGTTAGCCAGGCACAAAGTTTATTAGCGGCAAACGGTAGTTTGAAGACAGCAGAAAGTTTCTTAACTACCAGCGACAGCAATACAGCATCTGGTACACTAAGTATTCAAAATAATACGCCGTTGATATTAGGTGCCGCATCTAATATGACAATGCAGATTGATCCTAATTCAAATACTTTTACAATAAATTCAAACACATTAGGACAAAACTTTGGTATTAACTTAAAAAATAGCGGTGGAACATTATCCAACAGTTTGTATATTAATACCAATACGCAACGTGTGGGAATATATACTGCTAATCCAGGAGCTATGTTAGACGTTGCAGGGGACGTTATTGTTCAAGGTAATCTAACAGTACAAGGTAGTAGCCAAGTTATCAATAGTACTATTGTTTCTATTGCGGATAAAAATATCGAACTGGCTAAGGTAGCAAGTCCAACTAATACAACGGCCAGCGGTGGTGGTATTACAGTTAAAGGTTTAACGGATAAGTTCATATCCTGGACTGCCACGGCAAATACTAGTAGTGCATCTACCAATACCGGTTATTGGAATCTAAGTGACTTTGTTAATGTAAGCACTTCGGGAGCAAATGCAGGCTATTATATAAATGGACAGCAAGTTTTAAGTGCTACAAGTTTAGGAAACACTATAACTTCTGCTCCTGCGCTTACCAGTGTAGGCACTTTATCTAATCTAGCAGTGTCAAATCTAAGCATTACTGGCAATACCATTGCTTATTCTAGTATCCAAGTGTCAGGAAATGTTACATTACTGCCAAAAGGACTAGGATATGTTAGTGTCAGCGGTTTTAAGATAAAGAATCTAGCAGATCCTTACGATGATACAGATGCCGCTACTAAATTCTATGTGGATGAGGCGATTGCTAAAGCCTCATTGGGCATTAGCTTAGTAACAGCTGGTCTGTCGGATGCAGAAATTGGATCACAATTGCTACAAAGAATGTTCCCTCCAGGCGAACATCGTGCAAATACCTTGTGCAGAGTACAATGTAATCCAAGCGGAGTTATTAAACTTTACGCTTTACAAGCCGGAGTTTGGACTTGGGAGCTTGATTTAGCCTAATAATTTTAATGCGTAAACCTGCATAAATACTAGGAATAAGGAACGAGATAATGTCATACACGATTAATCACTATAACGGAGCAATATTAACAACAGTAGCCGATGGCACAGTTGATACTAGCACCGATCTTACCCTGGTAGGCAAGAACTACGCTGGGTACGGACAAGCGCAAAACGACAATTTTGTTTGGCTATTAGAAAACTTTGCTAATACAGCATCCCCACCTAACCCATTAGCTGGGCAGATTTGGTTTGATAGCTCTCCGGGAGCTACAAAATTAAAGTTTTTTGATGGAACAAACTGGAGAACAACTGGCGGTGCGGCAATAGGCCCATCAAGTCCAACGGGATTAACAGTTGGAGATTTCTGGTTCAATACTACTTCTAATCAATTGTTTGCATATACAAGCGATCCAGTCGCTCCGTTTAAGCTAATTGGACCACAAGGCGTATCGGGTGCAGGTTTGACACAGATGCAATCAACTACTGTTCAAGATACTAATGGTAATTCACATGCAATTATCCAGGCTATTGATAATAATCAAACTATTTTTGTTATTAGTTCTGATTCTGCGTTCACTTTACAAAATTCAATCAACTCGATTACTGGCTTTGGTCGTATCCAACAAGGTATTACACTAGCATATACTGATTCCAACGCAACTGGCGCAGTAGCAGGTGTTACTAATCCTAGTGTTAATCACAGATTCTGGGGTACTGCAACCAATGCAGACAAATTGAATGGAGTTGCGGCTAGTGGATATGTGCTAGCGGCCAATCCAACATTTAGTAATTCAGTTAACTTTCCATTAGGGTATACAGTTGGAAGTGCAGGTGCACCTCCACTTAAAGTTTTTATCAACTCGACATCTAGTCACCCAACGGTACAGGGCGCGATTACAGATACTATTGTTTTCCAAACGACCCTAGCTAACCAATCATTAGCTTATCCACTGACTATCAAGGGAGCTGATTTGTTACCTGGTGGTAGCCAAGCTAATCTTCCATTTAGTACTGGGGTTAATAATATCGGAAGTAGCACTTACCAATGGAATAACGTATATGCTACTAATTTCCTTGGAACTGCTACTAACGCAAACAACTTAAATCTTAACGGTTCTTTTGTTACAGCAAATACAGCCGCAGTTGCCAATACAATCGCCGCAAGAGATTCTACTAATACAATTTTTGCAACTACTTTTAACGGAACAGCTACCGCTGCCGACTATGCTGACTTAGCAGAAAAGTATCTTTGCGATAAAGAATATGCAGTTGGCACAGTGGTATCTGTAGGCGGCACTCAGGAAATGACAGCTTGCAAATCAGGAGATCGTGCAATTGGTGCAGTTAGTGAAAATCCAGCTTTCATGATGAATCAAACATTAAAGGGTGGACTATATATTGCACTAAAAGGGCGTGTACCAGTTAAGATTAAAGGTACAGTAGCTAAAGGTGACCGCATTATTGCAGATAATGATGGTTGCGGAATTGCTCTTAATCACAGTCATCAGGATGTATTTGCTGTTGCCTTACAATCTAGTGATGACGAAGGTGTCAAACTAGTTGAATGTGTAATTTTATAAAGGTATATCATGGCAGTTACTCTAGGCGCAAAAATATATGCAAGTGATTATAACGTTTTACAATCAACAATAAGCACGATTATGGGTATTGGAACCGGTATATATGGATATAATCAGACAATACTTAGTTCACAAATTGTAGCTACCGGTGGACGCTACCCTGCAATTAAATTAGCTGATTGGATTGCCTTACGAACCGACATCGTAAATGCCTATACACATATTGGACAGCCGGGAGGATTAGTTATTCCTTCGATACCTACTAGAGCAAACAAAGTAACAGCTACAGATTATAATAATTATTTGGCAATAGCAAATGCAACCTATGTGGCATCTACAACAACTCCACCTGCCGGTCAAGCAAGTTTACAAACTTTAAGCACCGGTACTAGAACCACTACTTGGAATGGTACAGTAACGCATACGGTAACTCTAACATGGACAGATCGAAATGCGGCCCGCGGATTTTTTAATGCCGGTGGCGAAATCAGAATGACGGCAAGTTTGACTGGCTATTCTACTGCCGCAAAAAATTCAGATTGGAGCAAGTTGTTGAGTGACATGGGTACAATTTCTATTAAGGCCGGCAGTATTGCATGTAGCGGAAGCTATACTGTGCTAGGAACAGGTGGCTTTTACGGTGCAACAACTAACCAAACATTAATTTTCCAAAAAGGCGCATCAACTGTTACCTATTTTCCAAATCAATATGATATCTACCTAAGTCAAAATTCTGACGGAAATGTGCTTACATTAGCAATTGCATTTAAAGACCTATCAACAGGCAATCCATCGGTTGACGAAAACGTAGACGGTACTTTGACTAGTACTGTTAAGGCATATTATTCTACAGGATCTAATGTACAATCTCCATTGCCAAGTGTATTAGCTACTGGACCATAAATTATCTTACCCGAAATATAAGGGTATAAATAAAGAATATTTTAAAAGGTAACAGATGGCAACAACAGCTTCATTTCAAGGTTATATTAGTAATGGTACTAGCGGAGTCGCAGGCACCATTTTAAATATAACCACGATGACTGCTGGCACTATACAGTTGGGAATGAATGTCAGCAATGCCAGTGTACTGGCAAATACAACTGTTCTTGATTTTATTTCAGGTACAGGCACTACCGGAACATACAAAGTTAGTAAAAGCCAATCGGTTGGGCAAAGTGCTAGTCCGTCTGTAATGACAGCTACCACAGCCAGCATAATAACTGCTTTAGATTATAATTATATTCAGGCGATTGCTAGCTCAGTATTAGGAACACCGAGCGGGACAACAGGCTATAATCAAACAGTATTATCATCACAAATTCCAGGATCTGTTACATCGATTACTGCAACACAGTGGAACAATCTAAGAACTGATTTATTAAATTCTTATATCCACCAAGGCAGCATAGGATCTTTGCCCAGTCCAGGAGTACCGACAAAAACTACTTCGCCGACAGGACTAGTAGCGTCAACAGATTTTTCAAAATACATTGCTATTGCCAATTCTATTAATGCCAATCCATTGACCATAGCCGCATCTGGGCAAGCAAGTTTGACTACAAACACTTACACAAGAACTACACCGTGGAATACTAATTTAACCCAGACGATAACACTCACTTGGACATCTGCTGGCGATCTCCGAGGATTTTTTAATGCAGGTGGTAAGTTTAATTTTTATGCATCACTGATCGGATATCAAGTTTCTGATCCCGGTTATGCAAAATCAGTAGATTGGAATACATTGTTGACTAACATGAAAGTTATTACAATGAATTACAACAGCACAACATCTACCGGATCGTACACTAGTATTCTTGGTTCTACTGGTTTTTACCAATTAACTACATCGAACATTGTTCTTTTTGATAAAACTACAGCTAGCCCAACTTATACTAATAACAAATATACTATTTCAGCTCGTGTAAATAATGTGGCAACTCCCACACAGCTAATATTCACAATTCAATTTAACGATGCTTCAGGTCAACCAAATCCACCGTACGGGACTGACGAAACTGTAACAGGCACTTTAACTAGTGTGATGCAGATATTCTATTCAAGTGGTAATGTTGCTTCGGCATATCCAACTATTAGTAATTCAGGTCCGTAATCTCCTAATGTCTTGACAAGATAACTACTATAGTGTTATCATAGTACATTACGGAGTTTATCATGGACGAACGAATTGAAAAAGCATTTGAAGTAGTAAATTATATGGCTACGTTATCAAATCAAAAACGTATCATTTTAGAAGAATACAATCAAAAATTAATTTATTTTGTTGACGGCGCAACATTCAAAATAACTCAAGATCTAATCAGCTTTGTCAGCACGATGGCAGACAGGCCATTTGATTTGGTCCTAGTTGATTCAAATAATCTTCCTGTCAAAATCTCAGACCCTAAAAAGTTCTTGAGTGATATTATCACAGTATATTCAAATGCATCCGAAGAGTACTTTGAAAAATATTGTTCTATAAAATCCAAAAGAAAAATTGCTGACATGATTGCGCTATGACACATGGAATTGTAATTTTTGCTCAAAATAATGCCAGCATTGATTATGTAAAACTTGCCACATTCGCGGCCAAACGGGCACAACACTTTTTAGATTTGCCAGTTAGTTTGATTACAGATGCTAGGGGCTGGTTAGAAACAAGTCAGCCTGACCATCCGTTCGATCAAGTGATAGATGTAGAATTTTCCAATACTGTACAAAAGCGAACTTTTTTTGATGGTGCATTATTTTCTAAACATTTAGAATGGAAGAATTTTGCTAGAAATCGTGCATATGATTTAAGTCCATATGATAAGACTTTGGTAATCGATAGCGATTATATTATCAACAGTGACAATTTAAAAATTGCATTTGAAAGAGATGCAGAACTACAGATATATTCCAGTAGCACAGATCTGGCCGCTTGGCGCCCACTGCAAGAATTCACGAGAATAAATCCTTACAGTATTCCATTTTACTGGGCTACTGCTTTTGTGTTTGAAAAAAATATTGCAACTGAAACATTTTTTAATTTAGTTTCTTATATCAAAATTAATTGGAATTATTTTAGAATATTGTATAATATAGATACATCTTTATATAGAAATGACTATGCTTTTAGTATAGCTATTCACTTAATGAACAATAAATCGGTCGGAGATTTTGCTATGGAACTTCCAGGTAGCATGATTTTTACTAAAGATAAAGATATACTAGTTTCTATAAAAGAATCTTCGATGCAATTTTTAGTAGAAAAAGAAAAATATACAGGAGAATATCTCCTTGCTAAAACTCAAGCACTTGATATACATGTTATGAACAAGCTAAGTCTTAGCAGATTTATCGACGGAGGTTCTGGTGTCTAAAGGTTTTTTAGTATTAGCTCAAAATACAGATGATGTTGATTACATTCAACAAGCATACGCATTGGCATTAAGTATTAAATTACATCAAAACGATGTTGATAAATTATCATTGATTACAAATGATGAAGTTCCGGAAGAATACAAAAGTGCATTTGATCAAATAATTCCTATTCCGTATTTTAATAAAGACATTAATAGTTTGTTTAAGACAGAACATAGATATCAAATGTACTATGCAACTCCTTACGACGAAACAATAGTATTAGATACTGATATGTTATTGTTAGATGATATTTCGTTGTGGTGGGATTACTGTAGCAATCATGATATTAAATTCTGCAACAGAATTAAAAATTATAAATTAGAAACAGTAGTCGATACTGTGCATAGAAAAGCATTTATATCTAACAATTTATCTAGTCCTTATTTTGCATTACATTACTTTAAGAAAAGTGATTACGCAAAAGAATTTTATAAAGTATTGGAATTTGTATGCAATAATTGGCAATGGTGTTGGTCTAAATTTGCTCCAGAAAATTATCAATCCTGGTCTAGTATGGATTTAGCAGTAGCTATCACTATAGAAATATTAGGAGCGCATGAACAAGTTTTAGATGTATTGAATCCAATGGAATTTATTCATATGAAACCTCTTTTACAAGGTTGGAACAGTACTCCAGAAACTTGGCAGGATTCTGTAAATTATAATTTCACAGGCGACATCCTCACGGTCAGCAATATTCGTCAACACAAACTGTTTCATTATGTAGAAAAGGATTTTTTATCACCTAAAATTCTAAAGAAGTTAACGGAGTTAACAAATGGCTAGACTTAAAAAATTAAAAAATCTTGTTGAAGTTCCGAGCAAATTCTATGCACATTACGATTCAGTCACTAGTGAAATTGTGTCTGTAAATAATTTTAGAAACTTAGAATGCCCTAGTGCTGTAGAAATACCGTTTGATACGTACGAACGATTACTAATTGGTAAAGATAAATTTGAAGATTTTTATGTAGGAGTTGTAGTAGAAAATGGAAACCTAGTAATGGGTCTAGTATATCGAAAATTATTATTGGAACACAATTTTAATAATAGATTATTATCTTGGATAGATGAAAAGACAGAATCTCCTGAGATTGAAATTCACTGGGACGGCGCCAACCAAAAATGGATATTTGTTGCCTCTGATGAATTTAGACAAAAATATTATGACAATAAAGTCCAGTCTCTTGAATTGGCATTTTTTATAACACTTAGAGGAGATCCTAATTTTTTAATTAGGAGTATTAATTTTAATTTGAAAAAATTAGTTATGGATTGGACTATTGTAGATTTTGAAACTAAGTGGGAAAATAATATTAATTTAATTTCTATCACTAGTAATTTAGCTAGTTTAAAATATTCGTTAACCGTACAGAAAACAGATGACCAAAATTATTAAAATTATTGAGCAAGATATTATATTTCTTAGCTACGACGAACCAAACGCCGAAAAAAATTATGCTGATTTGTGTAATAAGATTCCGTGGGCTAAACGTGTGCATGGAGTTAAAGGTAGTGATGCCGCGCATAAGGCCTGCGCCGCATTGAGCGATACTGAATATTTTGTCACAGTAGATGCAGATAATATTGTAGATCCTGGATTTTTAGAAGTAGAAATTGATTTAGATTTGTTAAAATTAACACCGGATCATGTATTCAGCTGGTGCGGCAAAGTTCATGTAAACGGACTTATGTATGGCAATGGCGGTTTAAAAATGTGGACACGCAAATTTGTTAATGAAATGCGTACACACGAAAACTCGGATCCTACTGACACTAAAGGGTTAGTTGAGTTTTGTTTTGATGACAAGTACTATCAGTTCAACGAAAACTACAGCGAAAGTTTTACAAATGCAAGCCCCTTCCAAGCATGGCGAGCAGGATTCCGTGAAGGTGTAAAAATGAGTTTAGACCAAGGAGCCAAAGTAAAAGACCTTAAAAAAGTTTGGTGGCAAAACTATCATCGATTGCTTGTATGGTGCAATGTGGGTGCTGATGTCGAAAACGGATTATGGAGTATGTATGGTGCAAGGGAGGGTGCTTACTTAACTAATTGCACAGATTGGGATTACGCCAATGTACGTGATTTTGAATGGTTAACTAACGAGTGGGAAACAAAGTATAGTAAAATTACTTCTGAAATGCTACCTTATGAAATCATGGGCTTGGGAGAAACATTATTATGCGAGTGCGGTTTGGAACTGTTTGATCCATGTGCAGAGTCTAGCAAATTTTTTAAAACTGTTTTTAATAATAGTCCAAGAATTATTAGGAGACGCTGATGTACGATATTGTTTTTATATCGTTTAACGAACCAACTGCTAATGAAAATTATCGTAAGTTGGCCAGTAGTGTATTAACTTTAGATAATTTAATTCATAGGGTTGATGGAGTTAGTGGTATACACCTTGCACATATAGAAGCCGCAAAACTTGCAACTACCAAAATGTTTTGGGTAGTAGATGCAGATGCTGAAATCCTTCCAACTTTTAAATTTAAAATTAAATTAGATCCTAGTGAGGAGGATATTGTACATGTATGGCGAAGTATTAATCCTATTAATGGTTTGGAATACGGTTACGGAGGCGTTAAATTACTACCAAGAGACTTAACATTGTCTATGGATTTAACTAACCCAGATATGACAACAAGCATAAGTCCTAGATTTAAAGCTATGAACGAAACTTCGAATATTACTGCATTCAATGTTAACCCGCTGAGTACTTGGCGTAGCGCATTTAGAGAGTGTGCTAAATTAGCTAGTAGAACTATCTCCGGCCAGCAAGATGACGAAACTGAATACAGATTAAAAGCATGGACACATATTGGCGGTAATAGTCGGTATGGCGAATACGCTAAAGGCGGAGCCAGTGCAGGTGAGTGGTTTGGAAAAACTTACAAAGACAATAAAGAAATGTTAGCCAAAATCAACGATTATGACTGGTTAGAAGGGCAGTACTATTATCATATAGAAACTTACCCTCCGGAGACTTTTAAATAAGAGAATTAGTTAACGGAAAAATGGTAGCAATTACTTTGGCACAGGCAATTGCTACTTCTTGGTGTTCTTTTTGTGTGCCGTTAGCTGAACGTAATTCAATAAAGTGAATCCAGCTACGTAATGTTCCGTTCATGTACAAGCGACTTTCTGTAAGGCCTTCTGGTAACACAGCACGAGCCTGTTCTTTTGCTATGCCGTTGGCAATGGCCCATTCGTATTCACGTCGAGCGGCATAGATGACTCGCTGTTGAGCTCTGTACCATTCATTCTGTAACAATTGATCATCCACTGCGATGCTGTTCTGTCTGTTTTTATCGTCTTGCAATCGTGCTTCTCTACATACAAACGACAGGTCTTTAGTAGGGTCAGCATATCGCTGA